TGTACCCAAAAAACGTAACGTCGCTCAATGTTTCCATCGATAAAACATCTGGTCAAATAACAATTGAAAATAATGGACCTCTGGGTGGTATTGCAGTTAAAATGCACGAAAAGGAAGGTTTATGGAACCCGGAGTTGACATTTGGTCATTTACTCACGAGTACAAATTATGACGATACACAAAAACGTCTCGTGGGTGGACGTAATGGATATGGTGCAAAACTTACAAATGTTTATTCATCGATGTTTTCTATAAAAATTAAAGATGGTGAAAACAAGTGTATATACACACAAGAATGGTCAGATAATATGAAAACGTGTGGTACACCCAAAATAAAAAAGTATTCGAATGCTACGTCGAGCGTTTCTATTACTTTCGTCCCCGATTGGAAACGATTTGGTATGTCAAAAATGGATGATTCTATATACAAAATTTTTGAAAAGCGGGTATATGATGCGAATATTTGTACGTCACAAAATTGTAAAGTGAAATTTCAAGGTGACGCATTACCTAAAGCAACATTCAATACGTACGCAAAAATGTACACGAAATCAGATGAAATATGTACATTTACGAGTGATAGATGGTCAGTGTGTATCGCACCTTCAGATGATGGATTTGAACACGTATCATTTGTGAATGGTATATGTACCACAAAAGGTGGTTCACACGTTGACCACGTTTCCGGAATACTCGCAAACGGTATTATCGAAGATATGGCAAAGAAGATAAAACTTCGACCCCAACAGGTTAAGAACGCGTTTTTTGTTTTTGTAAAAGCAACACTTGTCAATCCGAGTTTTAGTAGTCAGGTTAAATCGGAGTGTACACTCAAGCCACAAGATTTCGGGAGTAAATTTGAACCACCAAAAACGTTTATAAAGAATATTCTAAAAACGGGTATTCAATCGGAACTCATGGCTTTATCAAAGTTTCGTGAAATGAAAGAATTGAAAAAAACGGATGGGTCTCGTAAATCAAAAATAACGGGTATTCCAAAACTCGACGATGCAAATAAGGCCGGTACTACACACTCTGGTAAGTGTACTCTTATTGTTACTGAAGGTGATTCTGCAAAAACACTTGCAATTGCGGGTCTTTCGGTTGTTGGGCGCGATCATTACGGTGTTTTCCCACTTCGGGGTAAATGTAAGAATGTACGCGACGCGAGTGTAAAACAACTTACCGAAAATAAGGAGTTTAATGACCTTAAAAAGATTTTGGGGCTTCAACAAGGAAAAGTGTATACATCACTCTCCGAACTCAGATACGGAAGACTCATGATCATGACCGATGCAGATAACGATGGAAGTCATATCAAGGGTCTTATTCTTAACATGATTCATTATTTCTGGCCAAGTTTACTTAAACTCAAGTTTGTTGTAAGTATGGTCACACCTATCATAAAAGCGTCTAAGGGTTCAGAAACAAAATCGTTTTATACGGACTCGACGTTTAGGCAATGGTATGGTAATGGTAAAGCTGGATGGAAAATTAAATATTATAAGGGTCTTGGTACTTCTACGTCTGCAGAAGCCCGTGAATACTTTAAAAAAATAAAAGATCTTACGGTTCAATTTGATACGGATACTTCAATGGATGAATCTATAGTTCTTGCATTTGACAAGACAAAATCAGACTTACGTAAAACGTGGTTACTCGAGAGTACTGAAAAAAAGGCGTCCGAACTCGAAATACCATATGGAAACGTTGAGAGTCTCGGTATTTCTGATTTTATTCATAAAGATCTTGTGAATTTCAGTCTTGCTGATTTGAAAAGGTCAATTGCACACGTTTCAGATGGTTTAAAACCATCACAACGAAAAGTGTTATACGCATGTTTCACAAAGAATCTTACATCTGAAATGAAGGTTGCGCAATTAGCCGCATACGTTTCAGAAAAAACATCGTATCATCACGGTGAAGTTTCGTTGGCAGATACTATTGTAAAATTAGCGCATAATTTTACGGGGTCAAATAACATTAATTTACTCGAACCATGTGGTCAATTCGGTACACGTCTCATGGGTGGTAAAGACGCGAGTCAAACGAGGTATATATTTACAAAATTGACTAAAAATGCGAGAATACTCTTTGACCCAAAAGATGATCCAGTTCTAAACTATCTCGACGACGACGGTAAACAGATTGAACCCGACTATTATGTTCCTATTTTACCAACTGTTTTAGTAAATGGAACCGAGGGTATAGGTACAGGATTTAGTTCGTATATACCACCATTTAACCCGTTAGATATTAAACATAATATTGAACGTGTAATTAATGGTGAAAATATAATACCAATGAAACCGTGGTTCGATAAATTTACAGGTCGTGTTTTTAGTAATGAAGATGGATTATGGATTACAGAAGGTGTATGGAAATCTTCGAGTAAAAATATATCAGTAACAGAACTCCCACCGGGACGTTGGACACAAGACTATAAAGAGTATCTCGATACCCTTATCGAAAAGAAAAAGATTACGAATTACGTGAATAACAGTACGACGGATGATGTTAATTTTAGTATTGAAGGATACACGGGTAACGATATTATAAAAGATTTTAAACTTCAGAAGACATTTCATGTATCAAATATGCACTTATTTCATCCGACAAAGGGTATTCATAAATACGAAAGTCCAGAAGAAATTCTCGCAGATTTTGTTAAAATACGGTCAGAGACGTATAAAAAAAGAAAAGCACACCTTATACGTGTCTTGAAAGAAAAAACTAAAAAACTTGAAAATATGTCGAAATTTATTGATATGGTTATTCACGAAAAACTTATTATTTTCAAACGTAAACGGGTAGAACTCGAACGTGAAATGGAAAAAATATTCGATAAAATCGATGGTTCATACGAATATCTCTTGAATATCAAAACGTATCAGTACACGGACGAAGCTATACAAAGTATCAGGGAAGAAACATCAAAGTCTAGAATCGAGCTTGATACATTACAACAAATGTCTCATATCGATATGTGGAAAAGGGATTTAAAAATATATAAACAATAAGTAGTAAGTATGTGTGATACATCTGGACCAAATACAGGTTCTATAGTATCACTTAATGCAATTGGTAAACAAGATACATACCTTTTAGAAGACGACCCCATTCATTCACTCTTTAAGTATGAACCTAAAAGACACGCAAATTTTACAAAGTTTCATAAAAGTCTAAACGTAAATAAACCAAGTAATTCTTCGACGTCTTGGCCTTTTGGTGAAACCATAAAAGTTACGTATAATCCACGAAACATGGGAGATCTTTTAGCAAACATGTACGTAACGTTTGAATTACCCGCTCTAACAGGTTCCGATAGTTATTACGCGGATCAAATAGGACGACATATTTTTAAATCTGTAACCATGCGTGTGGATGAAACGGTCGTTGAAAAGTTCCACGGTGATTGGGGTATCATATATGATGAACTGTACCTCGATGAATCCGAAAAAAGAACGAAAAGGTACACATTAAATAGAAATAATGCAGAAGATACATCTTTATTATCTGGTAATCAGATATTAGCACAAAACAAATCACGTGTTTATATTCCTATACCTTTACTGTTTTCTCGTAAATACGAAAGTGATGAATACGAAACAAATACACCAAATCGTCCTTATTTTCCAACGTGTGCTATCCATAAACAAAAACTTCAATTTGAGTTCGAATTTCATAAACAAACATTTTTTACAAACGAAACAGATAATATCACTATAAATAGTTTTGATATCGTTACCGAAGAGATAACACTCGAACCAATTGAACGTAACTATATAGCAAATAAAAGACATGTTCTCGTTACCGATATTGTTAAAAAACATCCCACTTTGGATATACCAGTGGGTGTACAAAACGCAAAACTCGAACTTGTTCCAAAAACACCTGTAAAAACACTTAATTGGTTTTTAAGACAAACCGCGTTTGAAAATGAAGATATAGTCACGGGTGGTACAACTTTACTTGCAAACGTATTCGCGAATAGGTATAATTTCTCTTCAAATGTAGAATATTCCGTAAATAACGAATTTTACAATCCACCCATGTCAAGTGCAAAAATATTTGTAAATGGTGAAGATGTGCCAAATATTCAAGATAGTGATCATAAATATTTTAAATATGTTGTTCCATTTTCAAGTCGTTTATCACGACCTTTGCGAAACATTTATACATATGCATTCTCGATGAATCCAATTAATGTAGAACCATCGGGAATGTTGGATTTTAGTCAGTTACAATCTAACCGAACGGTTTTAGATGTTACTATGAAAGAAGGTCTTACGAGTGATTACACGCTACATTTATATTATGTAGGGTACCAAACATTCATTTTTGAAAATGGTATCATGACACTTGTTTAGAAAAAAGAGCGTTTTTATGATCATGAATATACTCAATTATATTATTTTTTATACACCATCTTATGAAATTCAGCTGTGCAACAGTCGTATGTATTTCATTGGATGTACCTGGAACAGTGTACGATATTTTAGACGAACGACAAAATGGATCGAACAATTTTTTACTGTACCCATCTAAACTTGATTTATATGCACAGTGTACACTAAATATTTTACCGTCGGTTGTCTTATATGATAAATTGTTTTTCTTTGAATAATTTGTAATAAACCATTCAAGGTTCCGTAGAGAAATACCACCAGTTTTATTTAGAATTTCTAAAAGTGTAGCTCTATTCTCGGGGTTATTATAAAATGTATCGATCGATGTTAGTAGAATAGCTGATTTATTCATTATTACATTATTCCACGCAATTCTCTAAATCCCTTTCTTGATACTTCACATGCCGGACATCCCGGTTTAAATATACATTCCGATAAATTATGTGTATGACGTATACCTTCATTATTTTTAGAAACCATTTCTACCGGACCTCTAAGTTGAGGTTGATCTATATGACTCCCACACATTCCATTAAGTTTAGCTCTTGCTATACACGGAGAACCATCTTTTTTAAATCCTCTACAAAAATTTAATGGGTTTGGAATTTCAGAAAGTAAAAGTTTTAAATTAATAGAATATTTATACGATATTTTTTCCATTATCTTTATGGTACGTCTATATAATTCGGTTTCTACTTCTTCATCCCAAAGTGTTTGTAATTTTCTGGATGTCATATTTTATATACGTCACTATTTTTTAAGTGATTTGAACATATCACTTATTTTCTGTTGCCCTTCAATTTCATCCTCTACTTTTTTCTTTGGACGTCGTTTCGGTTTCACACGTGTTAGAAGTTCCCCAAATATCTCTTCTTTCGGATCTTCGAAGAGTGGTTCAATTAAATCACACACGGGGTTTAGAAATTTGTTTATAAAATAATAATTATAATCAACTTTTAAATTATTGTCTTTTGCGTATTTTGGATCTTCAGACTTTTCAAACGCCTTTGCTTTAGGATCACCCGTATCGATAAGAATATAAGGTACACGATCACCCGATTGCGGTTCGGAACCCGGTTGTCTTTCACGCATTTTTCGTACAACTTGAACATGAGCTTGATTAATATCCTTAATATCGGGACTATTAATAGAAACCGTAAACCCCTTTGCTTTATACGAATCAGATAAACCCTGACTCAAAATTAGTTTTTCGTTAGGTACATCACCTTCAATAAGTTCAATAGCCCTTTGTAAAGCGAGTTCTTTAGGTGGTCCAGTATCACTACTTTCTAAAACGACATCGAGAAGTTCTTTACACACTTCACGCATATGAGGTGTGTTATCTCTTCGTACTAATTGAAGTCCTTTGACGTCTATGTAATCCATGTTCATATTACCATCTTTACCTTTTGTCCAAAGTTTTGCCGCATACCGTTTCTTTGAATATAAGAAATATGGACAATATACTTTTT